AGGGAACCGGCAACCCGATATTCTACCTGTCGCTTCACTCCGGGAAACCGCGGCTCATGCTGTACAACTCGTCCGGGACGCTGATCCTCGATCAGGATTTCACGCCGAGCTTCACGCTGACCAACGGACTGTGGTACTTTATCGCGGCGGTGATAAAACCGGACGACAAGACCGCGCAGTATGTGCTTGGCAGCAGAAGTTCCGGCGAGGTATGGGTATCCGACGCGGTCAGCTTCACGGGAGAACTCAACCGCTCCTGCACAGCAGACCTCATCTGGGGAATGCACGCTGACACCTACTGGTACGCCGGGAATTTCGACGACTGGTTCCTCAGCTGCGATTCCAGCCTGACTGCAGATGACATCGCGCTCTGGTTTCAGGAATCCCTCACTTGCAACGCCGCGGATTCCACGGCAGATGTCGACGGGCTGACGACAGAAAATGCGGTCACACTCAAGGCCTCAAGCGGAGCCTACGCGACAAGCGGATATTTCACGACCGCCGCAGTGGAATACGGGATAACCGGGAAATGCTACGTCACTCTGACAGCCGATACACCAACAGGAACAAGCGTGACGGTCGAGACTTCCACATCGGACGATTTCACGACATGGAATAACTGGACGGCGCTTGGTGCAGACAACACCGTGCAGTCGGATTCCGCAAAGTACATCAAGTTCCGGCTGACGCTTGCCACAGCGGATTCATCGGCAACGCCAACGGTAAAAAGCATCGCATTGTCGACGCCCGGCGAATCCGCATTCAAGAAACTGACGATACAGGCCCGCAGCAGATGGAGGTGATTGCATGGCGGACAAGAAATTACTGACCGTTCTCGATCTGAACGGCAACGCGGAAGCCGTACTTGAGAACGCCTATGACGTGATCATCACGGGCGAGATCAACGGCATCGACACGCTCGAGTTCAACCTGCCCTTCCGGGACGAGAAGCGCAAGTATCTGGAGAACGAGAAGCAGGTCAAGGTCGGCGATGACACCTACCGCATTCGGACGATTACGGACGAGAAAAACGAACAGGGAACGGCGATTACCTCGGTGTATGCCGAGGCTGCCTTCTATGACCTTGGATTCTCGACCAAGAAAGCCGAGATCACCTTCAACGCGGATACCGCTGACGTGCCGATGGCGTACGCACTGCAGGACACCGGCTGGACGGTCGGAACCGTCAATAAGCGCACCAAGCGTACATGGACTTGTCAGGAGAAGAACGCTCTGGCGATTCTGCGGAAAGTGCAGGACCTGCATGGCGGCGATCTGATTTTCGACAACGCCAACAAGACCGTGAGCCTGCTGACGTTCAGCGGCACGGACTCCGGAGCGCTGTTCTGCTACAAGAAGAACATGAAGTCCATCAAGCGCGTGATCGACACGCAGAGCCTTATCACCCGGCTCTATGCCTACGGCAAGGACGGCATGACGTTCGCGTCCATCAACGACGGCAAGGAATATGTGGAGGACACGACCTACACGAACGAGATAAGAGTTTCTACTCTGGATTGCTCGAACTTCACGAATCCGTATCAGATGCTGGAGTACGCCGAGATGCGGCTTGCGGATTACGCCGCGCCGAGGATTTCCTATGTGCTGAACGCGATGGATTTGTCTGTGCTGACAGGCTATGAACACGAAAGCTGGAAGCTCGGCGACATCGTGACGGTAAAAGACGATGAACTGAACATCAGCGTCAAGACGCGCATCGTCCGCCGGGAATACAACCTGCTCGAGCCGTGGAATACTGTTCTGGAGCTGTCCACCACACTCAGGGAACTCGGCGACTCCTCCTCGCAGTGGGACGCCGCAGCGGACATGCTCTCCGGCGCTGACCTCGTCGACAGCCAGGAGATGAAAGACCTCGTGCCGTTCAACCACCTGCGCAATTCCCGCGCGGATTCAGGTCTCAACTACTGGGAGAACTCCGGTTTTGAAGTCGATACTGAAAACGGCGTATCCGGCACGGCATCCTTCAAGTGCGAAGGAGCGCTCAATACGACGAAAAGCCTGACGCAGACCGTCACTCCGGCAAACCGCGACAGCTACACCTTCTCCTGCCAGATCGCGTCCGATGATCTCAAGATGGGCGACAACGGACAGGTCGGCGTAGAGGTGACCTTCGAGTATGAGGACGGCACGACCGAGACGCGGTTCATCGATCTGATTTAAGGAGGCTGCTATGGCGAGTTTTACTCATGTTGCACAAGCGGTCAGCCCTCAGAACGGGCGAGTCAAGAAGATCCGCATTCGCGTCTGCGTGACCGACTGCACAGGCACGATATACATAACCGACATGTTCCTGCAGGGCGGCTCCATTGCGACCGGCTGGGTGGGACACGTTTCAGAGATTCAGTGGACGCAGGACGGTGACTGATATGCTGATATTCACACGCTTTACAGAAACGATTGATAAGAAGGAAAAGAAACGAGTTGTCAGCGTCACTGTCAAGCTGATGGTCGCCAACTGCACTGGAACCGTCTGGTTCACCGACCTCATGCTGCAGGAAGGCGCAATGCTGTCCGGGTATGTCGTTAACACCGAGACAACGCAAAAGAAGTACGCTACCGGCGACGAATACGCAGTCACGGGAAAACGGTTCTTCAACGGCATCGTACGCGGCAGCGCGACCTGCATCATCTTCAACCTCGGCAAGACATCGACCGGACTTGACTGGAAGATTTATCCGAATCAAAACATGAAAGCCGGGAGCGTTTCACTTGCCCTCGGTGCCGGAGCGCACAAGGCAACATTCACGGATTCCGCGAAAGCTGGCGACGAACTTGACATTCTCGCTTCAAGCCGAAAGTGCCTGAAAAACGGAACTGCCACAAACAAAGACGGCTTCTTCCAGTACTCCGCCGCGGGCGACAGCAAGCACCCGGTGACTGTCGAGGAGAAGAAGTCGGCACGGCTGTATGTGGAGTTTCAGGAGATGGAGGATGGTGATGTGATATGAGTCTGGATATTCTCAAAGGCCGCAAGTGCATGGTCTGGACGTTCATGGGAAATGCCCGCATGTACACCGCGCTGAAGAATTACGGAGACCGCCTCTCGCAGGTAGGTCTCTTTTCTTTTAAGGTCGACGCGACCGGAACGATAACCGAATCCGGCGTGGCCATCAGCGACATGCTGACGTATATCAATAAGTATCCGCACATCACATGGCTGCTAACGGTCCGCAACGACGGCACATCAAGCGTCTTCACAGCTCTCCGGGAGAATACCGACGGAGCGCAGGATAAGTTCCTCACCGAGCTGGTGCGGATCATGGAGAAGTATCCGTGGTGCGCTGGAGTCGACATCGACCTTGAGCGAGGTGGCGATTACTCCACGCACGCAAAATCCACAGCCATGTTCCGCAACATCTGGAACGCAGTCAAAGACTACGATTCTTCGAAGAAGGTCAACATCTGTCTTCCCGGAATGAACTCTGTCAACGGCTCGGTCGGCGGAGAGAACTGGTGCGTATATGCCGACCTGAACCCATACTGCAATACCGCGGCCATAATGAGTTATGGAATGGCGTGGGCCGGAAGCGCTCCGGGGCCTGTCTCTCCGAAGGACTGGCTTGACGGCATATACGATTACGTGGTCACCGCGATGAAGCCGGACAAGGTGTTCATGGGACTTCCGGCTTACGGCTGGAACTGGCAGATTTACGATACGCCGGAGAACCTCGGCAAGAGCTATCGCGGAACGTCCAACACCTACTACGCCGCAAAAAACTGGATGACGGGCAAATACAACTTCACGGACGACGCCGCACCGCAGCCGTTCATTCCGATCCTCGCGTACTGGGACGACTACAACAATGTGCCTTACGCCTTTCCTCAGGTCTACGACTTTGCGGAAGGGCAGGACGCTTCGAGCTACGACTATCCGCTGATGGACGGAACATACAACCGGCGCAGGTACCTCACCGCCTACAGCAAAACGCAGAAGACGTCGTTTGGCACGATTTACGTGGATCATGACGGAACGCCGGATAGCTACACTGGCATTGTCTCCTCAGAGAACGGCATCGCGGTCATGGGCGACAAGGGCGAAGCAACCTACAGCTTTTCGGTTTCAAGTGCTGGAACCTATGATATCGCCGTCCGGCTCTGCTATCCCTTCTGGGACAAGAACGGCATCTATGTGTCGATTGACGGAACGCAGAAGCATTTCACCGAGTCGCGGCTCTGGTGGCCGTACTGGCGCAGTACCTTCTGGGCAAGTCTTGCCGATGGTATATCTCTGTCAGTCGGAACACACACAATCACGGTTTCAGTTGATGTGAAAGGCGTGCAGTTCTACGGGTTCCGTGTCTGTTCTACTTTCAGTGAGGAACCGTCCGCCGGAGCTGCTTCATTCATGCTTTCTCCGCGCCACTTTATCGACGTGGACGGGAACGAATGCCAGCCGGACAAGGGCTTCAAGCTCACAACCGAGGTCCTGCGCCGCAAGCCTGACTCCGCGCTCATCTGGTACGAGGATTTCGAGGACTACGGCATGCTCGACACCGGGTACTGGAACATCATATCCGGCTCGTGGAAGGTCTGGCGTTCGGATGAATATTCCGAGAACCGCGTTTATTCACAGCTTGACGGCAGCGGACAGTTTGCGTGGAACTACGACGGATTCAAGGACATCCACCTTCGGGCGCGTCTCGCGTTTCCGGCAGGAAGCACCGGCAAGGCGGGAATCTTCTGCGGCAGTCTTTTCTGCTGCCTGAACTACAACAGTCAGGCCGTGGAGCTGTGGAACGGGAGCACCAAGCTCGGCAGCTACTCGCAGCCGATTCAGCAGACGCCATCATCCGATCTGAGAACTGATCCGACAACCTACACCATTGAAATGCGGATCAGAGGCAGTACCGTGCGCGTCTATTCCGGCGCGTCCAACGCGCTCAGGTTCACGACGACGGTCAGCGGATTCTCAGGAGGAACTGCAGGATACCAGTCCGACCAGAGAACAGTCTGTGAACTGCTCCGTATGGGCGACGCATGGACCTATGAGCCTTATGAGCGGTTCGATGTCACCTTCCCGGACGGTTCGGTTACACAGTACGGCAGAATCAGTCGAAGCAACGTCACCTGGGACGAGGAGTTTCAGGTGTTCACGCTGACTGCGGATATTGAGGAATCCGCGACAAGGTCCGACTCCATTTCAATGGACTACGAGTTCTACCACTCCGCGCAGCTCGACCTCGAATGCGGAAACGACTATACGATTACGGTCACGCCGAAGGACATCGACATCTGGATATCGCGGCTCTTCCTCGGCGACGCGGACGGATTTTCCATCCTCTACTATCAGGACGTGGACTCGCTCGTCTACTGGGCGAATCAGGCAGCGTACCACTGGGGACTCCGCGGAATCGCGATCTGGTCGCTCGGACAGGAGGATTTAAGGCTCTGGGAGGCATTGCCGAAACAGACCGACACTTCATAACTTCATAGATCACACAGTTTTCCAAGGCTGTCAGCACAAAGCTGGCGGCCTTTATTTTTACCCAAAATCAAAGGAGGGACATATTGATGAAGGAATTCTGGAACACCATACAGCTCATCTTCGCCGCAGTCGGCGGATGGCTGGGCTACTTCTTAGGAGGATGTGACGGACTGCTGATCGCGCTGATCATCTTCGTGGTCTGCGACTACATCACCGGCGTGCTCTGCGCCATCGCGGACAAGAAGCTCTCGAGCGCGGTTGGATTCAAGGGCATCTGCCGCAAAGTGCTGATCTTCATTCTGGTCGGCATCGCCAATATTCTCGACATCCACGTACTCGGCCACGAGGGCGTGCTGAGAACAGCAATCATCTTTTTCTATATCAGTAATGAGGGCTTGTCCCTGACCGAGAACGCGGCGCATCTCGGGCTGCCGATACCCGGCAAGCTCAAAGATGTGCTGGAACAGCTTCACGACAGAAACGACAAGGAGGAACAGTAATGGCATACAAAGGAATCGACGTATCCGTCTGGCAGGAAAACAATATCGACTTTGCCAAGGTCAAATCATCCGGCATTGATTTCGTGATCATCCGCGCCGGATACGGAAACGGAAACAAGGACAAGTATTTCGACAGCAACTACAGCAAGGCGAAGGCCGTAGGGCTTCACGTCGGAGCGTACTGGTACAGCTACGCCACGTCCGCCGCCGGAGCGAAGCAGGAAGCGCGGGCTTGCGCCAAGGTTCTCTCCGGCAAGCAGCTCGATTATCCGGTCTATTTCGACATCGAGGAGAAGTCGCAGCTTTCCAAGGGACGGGATTTCTGCTCAAGCCTCATCACGGCATTCTGCATGGAGCTTGAGAGCCGCGGTTTTTACGCTGGTTTCTACACCTCGCTTTCCAGCCTGAACTCCGTGGTATCGGACGCCGTGAAGAAGCGTTTCACCGTCTGGGTGGCGCAGTGGTCTGGCAAGTGCAGCTACTCCGGCGCTTACGGAATCTGGCAGTATTCGTCCAAAGGCAAGGTCAGCGGTATCGGCGGGAACGTCGATATGGACTACTCCTACATCGACTTTCCGGCGACGATCAGGAGCGGCGGATTCAACGGCTACGGCAAAGGAACCGCGTCCACCAGCACGACGACCACAACCGCGAAGAAGTCCGTTGATGAGATTGCTTCAGAGGTTATCGCCGGGAAATGGGGCAACGGCTCCGACCGTAAGAACCGCCTGACCGCAGCCGGATACGACTACAGCGCCGTGCAGGCGAAGGTCAACGAGAAGCTCGGATCTGCTGCCAAGAAGACGACGGCAACCTACTACACGGTTCAGCGAGGTGACACGCTCTCCGGCATCGCGAAGAAATACGGCACGTCTGTGTCCGCGATCCAGAAGCTGAACAGCTCGCTTATCAAGAACGTGAATCTCATCCAGGTTGGATGGCGGATTCGCGTGAAATAACCTCATCACATCTTATAGCCCACTGGCATTCCCTTATCGGGATTGTCGGTGGGCCTATTTTTTTGCTCTGCGACCGGAAAAACAGGCGGTTTGGCTACATAGCCGGTGAAGGGGAGAACCCTCAGACGGTTAGGAGGTCAAACGATGACGAATGAACAGAAAATGAAAATAGCGGCCATGCGTGACGACGGATACAGCTACGTTGATATTGCGAATGAAATCGGAGTATCGGAAGGAACGGTGAAGTCGTACTGCCGCCGTAATGGACTGATGAGAAAGCGAACCAATGCGGAGAAGCAGGATATCCGTCACTGCCTGTTCTGCGGAAAAGAGGTCATACAGAATCCCGGACGCAAGGAGAAGAAGTTCTGCTCGGACACCTGCCGGAGCAAATACTGGAACAAACATCTCGCCGAGGTGAACCGCAAATCCATGCGGACGTATGAATGCGCCTACTGCCATAAGCCATTCAAGGCATATGAGAGCGCCGGTCGGAAATACTGCTGCCACGAGTGCTACATCGAGGATCGGTTCGGAGGTGAGTACCGTTGACGGAGGAAGAAATGAAAAGGGAAAAGCTCTACGAAGTCACGATGAGCCACGCCAGAAAGATGCTCTCGGAAGGTCTTATCACCGAGGAGCAGTATGGCATATTTGATACAAAAATGCAGGAGAAATACCAGCCTGTTTTCGGCACATTATTCTCCGACATTCGCTTGACTTACAGGGGCTAAAGAGTGATGTATGGTAGCTGAAAGGAGGGCTGAAACATGCCAAAAATCAAGAAAATTGAGGCGTCGGAGCAGGCCGTCAGACCGAGGAAAAAGGTCGCAGCTTACGCTCGCGTCTCTAAAGCGACAGATCAGCTCATGCATTCCCTTTCGGCTCAGATAAGCTACTACAGCAATCTCATTCAGAGCAATCCGGAATGGGAATACGCAGGCGTTTACGCGGACGCCGGAATCACGGGCACGAGCGTCGACGCAAGAAAGGAATTCCAGAGAATGGTCGCTGACTGCGACGCTGGGAAAATCGACATTGTGCTGACCAAGAGCATCAGCCGGTTTGCCCGGAATACCGTCGACCTTCTGGATACGGTTCGGCATCTGAAAGAAATCGGCGTTGAGGTGCGCTTCGAACGCGAGAACATCAATACCATGTCGGGCGACGGAGAGCTGATGCTTACAATCCTCGCGTCATTCGCCGAAGCTGAAAGCAGCAGCCTGTCGCGGAACATCAAGTGGGTGATCAAGAAGAAATACGAGAACGGCATCGTTCATACGCACCAGAACATGCTCGGCTACCGCTGGAGGGGTGACGACCTCATCATCAAAGAGGATGAAGCAGAAGTTGTCCGCCGGATCTACAGCGACTACATTGACGGCAAGACGGTCGGCTGCATTCAGAGGGAGCTTGCAGCAGAAGGTTTCATCGGACTTCGCGGCAAGCCAGTCTCTACTCCCGGAATCATACGGGTGCTGACAAATGAGGAATACACCGGTTCCATGCTTTTCCACAAGCAGTATACCTACGCGCCGAAGAAGGAAAAATACAATCACGGCGAAAAGGCAATGTACCGGATTGAAAATCATCACGAGCCGATTATCTCATCTGAGACATTCGAGCTGGTGCAGAAGCTCAGAGCGGAGCGGAAGAAAAAAAACACACAGCGCAGCGAGGAATGCGCCTGCTTCTTGGGAAAGGTCGTCTGCGGCGAGTGCGGATACAGGATGGCACCGCACACAGCTTACAACAGGGGCAACCGAAGAAAGCGGTATACATTCGTCTGCAACAACCGTCACGCCAACGGCAAGGATGCCTGCGACAATCCGTGGTACGCCAAGAGCAAACTGGACGCTGCCTGCGCAGAAGTACTCGGGCAGGAGAATTACGAAGACAAGTTTACGGCTGAAATAAAGGAACTCCGGATTTACAAGGATCATCTTGAATTCGAGTTTAAGGACGGGAGGAAGATTAAATGGCAAAAGTAAAGAAAATCCCGGCTACCATCAGCCGGGTGACGGCGGAGCCGCTTGGCTCTGTGAAGAAGCGCCGGGTCGCTGGCTATGCCCGAGTTTCAACGGACAACGAGGAACAGCAGACGAGTTACGAGGCGCAGATGGATTACTACAGCAAGTACATCGCCTCGCGTGACGACTGGGAGTTCGTGAAGATGTACTCGGACGAAGGCATCTCAGCAACGTCCACCAAGCACCGCGCCGGATTCAACGCCATGATTGACGATGCGCTGGCCGGAAAGATTGACCTCATCATCACGAAGAGCATCTCAAGATTTGCCCGGAATACGGTCGATTCACTTACGGCAATCCGAAAACTGAAGGAAAACGGCACGGAGGTTTTCTTCGAAAAGGAGAACATCTGGACCTTTGACGCCCGCGGCGAATTGCTTATCACCATCATGTCGAGCCTCGCGCAGGAAGAATCCCGGAGCATTTCCGAGAACACCACCTGGGGCAGACGCAAGGCGTTTGCGGACGGCAACTACAGCCTGCCTTGGAAAAGCTTCTACGGCTACGACAAGGGCGAGGACGGAAAGCCGGTCATCAATCCGGAGCAGGCGGAGGTCATAAGGCTCATCTACAAGCTCTTCCTTGAGGGCTATTCCGCTCAGGCCATTGCGAATACCCTGTACGACAAAGGCGTCAAAAGCCCGATGGGCAAGGACATGTGGAACACCTACAACATCATGTACATCCTGCAAAATGAGAAAATGTGCGGGAATGCCCTTCTTCAAAAGAAATACACCGAGTCGTTCCTGACGAAAAAGCAGATTAAAAATAACGGCGAGATTCCGCAGTATCTGGTTGAAGATGACCACGATGGAATAATCGACAAGCGGACATGGGAGCTGGTGCAGGCCGAGGTGCAGCGCCGCAAGGGCAAGCACTACAGCGGCGTGAGCATTTTCTCCTCGAAGATTATCTGCGGAGAATGCGGCGGGTACTACGGCTCAAAGGTGTGGCACAGCACGGACAAGTACCGCCGGGTCATCTGGCGCTGCAACCACAAGTACAAAGGAAAGAAGTGCGAAACGCCGCATCTGACCGAGGACGAGATTAAAGAGCTGTTCGTCAAGGCGCTGGGTGAACTGCTTTCCGACAAGGACGAGGTCATCGAAAACCTGACGATTTTGCGGGAAGCGGTGTCCGATACTTCGGAGCTTGAGACGCAGCTGACGGAAGCTGAAACGGAGATGGCACTGCTTGCCGAAATGGTGCAGGAGGCGGTTTCCGAGAACGCGCACAAGGCGCAGGACCAGAATGCCTACGCCGAGAAGTACAACGGCCTCGTCAGCCGCTACGATGAGCAGAAGAAACTGCATGACGAGCTGTCAGACCGAATAGCCGCCGTCAAGGCAAACGACAAGCAGATGGAGGAATTTATCCAAGAGCTGCAGAACCTTGACGGCGTGGTCTCCGAATTTGACGAGAACCTCTGGAGCAGCCTGGTCGATCACGTCACCGTGATGAAAGACAAGAAGGTCATCTTTACCTTCAAAGGCGGGACGGAGATTACTGTCTGAAAACTGAACGGGATGAATTAAGCCGGGGAAAAATGAAACCCCGGCTCATTTTATGCCCGAAAAAGACCGAAATTACAGCACTCGTAAACGATGAAACCACAATCACACGATGAAACTTTTTTTGACCTCGAAAGTTTCATCGTTACATTGTATCAAAACTGACAGTCTTATGAACGAGAAATACTGCGGCGACTGCCTTTACCAGAAGACGTGGTCGGATTCAGCCTACAAGCGGCACCTGAACCACGGCGAGCAGACACAGTACCTGCAGCAGAATCATCACGAGCCCATCGTCAGCCGCGAGGACTGGGAAGCCGCGCAGAAGCTCATCTCCCAGCGGGCCGATGAGAAGAACATCAGCAAGGGCGATGAAAAGTACCAGAACCGCTACGCATTCTCTGGCAGAATCATCTGCGGCGAGTGCGGCGCAACGTTCAAGCGGCGCATCAACTACACAACGGACGGAAGCTACGCCGCATGGAGCTGTAAAACGCATCTCGCCGATAAAAGCAAATGCTCCATGCTCTTCATCCGGGACAATGACCTCAAGCTCGCATTCATGACCATGATGAACAAGCTCATCTTTGTGCACCGGCTGATCCTCAAGCCATATGCGGAAAGTTTGAAGCGGAATTCTACGAGCCAGACACTCAGCCGAATACAGCAGCTTGAAACAAGCCTTGCCGAGAATGCCGACAAACGCAAGACGCTCACGAAGCTCATGGCGCAGGGATTCATCGACCAAGTGATCTACAGCCAGCAAACAGCCGAGCTTCTCTCGCAGGCCGATGGCATTCGAAAACAGATAGACGCCCTGCAGAACACGACAAGCAGTGAAGCCACAGCTCTGATGCATGCAGAGGATCTGCTGCACTTCACCGAGAAAAGCTCGATGCTGGAATACTTCGACGACCGGCTTTTTACACGGTTCGCTGAACGTATTGTCATTCGCTCACGGCACGAGGCAGTATTCCAGCTCAAATGCGGGCTCACGCTCACGGAAAGGATGTGAAAAACATGGGACACACACCATACGGATACAGAATCGAAAACGGCAAAGCGGTCATCGATAAAGAGAAAGCCCAGCAGATAAGAAACCTCTACAAAAACTACCTTGATGGCATGGCGCTTGCCAAGGCTGCACACGAAGCGGGAGTCCAGACCTGGCACGGCTCGGCAAAACGCCTGCTCGAAAACAAGCACTACCTCGGAGACGACTACTATCCCGCCATCATCGACCAGCAAATCTACAACAGAGCACAGGCCGAACGCCTGCGCCGAGCAAAGGTGCTCGGACGGACGAACAGGAAAAAGCAGTCGCCGGATACACGAAAGCCGCCAACCCGGTTCAAGCTCGCCGCTCCTGAACAGGCCTACGACGACCCGAAGCAGCAGGCGGAATACCTGTACAGCCTGATTGAAAGCGAGGCGCGGTGATGGCAAACGTGACAATCATCCCTGCCAGACGGCAGGTCGGAAACAACGTCAAGCAAGCCGAGCAGCCGAAGCTCCGTGTAGCCGCATACTGCCGTGTCAGCACCGACTCTGACGAACAGGAAACCAGCTACGAAACGCAGGTCTCCCACTACACGGAGTACATCAAAAGCCACCCGGAATGGGAGCTTGCCGGAATCTTCGCCGACGATGGAATCAGCGGCACAAACACGAAGAAGCGTGACGAGTTCAACCGCATGATCGACGAATGCATGGCCGGGAACATCGACATGGTCATCACCAAGAGCATCAGCCGCTTCGCCCGCAACACGCTCGACTGCCTCAAGTACATCCGGCTCCTCAAGGACAAGAACATCGCGGTATGGTTCGAAAAGGAATCCATCAATACGATGGACTCCAAGGGCGAGGTCCTAATCACCATCATGGCGAGCCTCGCGCAGCAGGAATCGCAGTCGCTTTCGCAGAACGTGAAGCTCGGGCTCCAGTACCGCTACCAGCAGGGCAAGGTGCAGGTCAACCACAACCACTTCCTCGGATACACCAAGGACAGCGACGGCCACCTCGTCATCGACCCGGAGCAGGCGGAGGTCGTCAAGCGCATCTACCGGGAGTACCTCGAAGGTCTTTCCATGAAGAGGATCGCCGAAGGGCTGGAGAAGGACGGCATCCTCACCGGCGCGGGAAAGACAAAATGGTACGACTCCACCATCAACAAGATCCTGCGAAATGAGAAATACATGGGAGATGCCCTGCTGCAGAAAACCGTGACCACGGACTTCCTCACCAAGAAACGCGTACGCAACACCGGAGCCCTGCCGCAGTACTATGTGGAAGACGATCATGAGGCCATCATTCCGAAGGACATCTTCATGCAGGTGCAGGCCGAGCTTGTGCGGCGCAGGAAGGTTCACACCGGGCCGAACGGACAGAAGCGCATCTACTCCGGCAACAACTGCTTCTCACAGATGGTCGTCTGCGGCGAATGCGGCGAGCTTTACCGGCGCGTCCACTGGAACAACCACGGCTGCAAAAGCATTGTCTGGCGATGCATCAGCCGCCTTGAACCCAGCCGCGCAACCATGAACTGCACCAGCCGAACCGTCAAGGAAGACCTTCTGCAGGAGGTCACGGTCAAGGCGTTTAACCTGATTCTCACCGACAGGGACGGCTTCATCCGGCAGATGCAGGAGAACATTGCCAAAACGATAACCACCGCCGACACGATGAGCCCGGACGGCATTCAGGCACGGCTCGACGAGCTACAGAAGGAACTCATCCGCAAAGCCAACAACAAGCAGGACTACGACGCCATCGCCGATGAAATCTTCCGGCTGCGGGAGCAGAAATCACAGGCCGAAGCCGATACCCGCAGCCGCGAGGAGACGCAGAAGCGCATCGCCGAGCTGCAGGAATTCATCGGAAAGCAGCAGGCCGAAATCACAGAATTCGACGAAAGCCTTGTCCGAAAGCTCATCCAGCAGATCACCGTCTACGACGACCACTTCACCGTCCGGTTCAAATCCGGACTCGCCATCGACATCAACGAATAAGAGCAGGCTCGCTCATGGGATTGTCTCCCAGAGCGGCCTGCTCTCTTTTTATCTTCTACATGAAATATGTTGGCTACTTTTTATTCTTTTTACTGTGGAGAATCACACCTGTCGAGGCAGCAAAGGCAATGCCGAAGCAAACGCCGACTCCGATTCCTGCCATACTGTGAAGCACATTCACAAAAACAAAGCTCCAAAGAATCGCCATCGCAATTCCAATCAGCAACACGATGATTATCGCTGTCTCTCTTTTCATGTCTGACCTCCTTGGGCAAAATCATATCAGCCATCTTGACATCCAACCTGAACACTACATCCAATCACAAGTCACAACCTATCGAATATCCAATCGCGAGTCTCAACCCTAAGAGAAAGGCATGTTTGATAAGTTCCCGCAGAGTGCTTCATGCCGGTAATCTCTAAGCCGTCCTGAACAACACGAATCCCGAAAATGGCTTGATTACCGGGTTCTTTTACACTTCAGTCCCTGCGCCTTGACATCAATACTACGCACTCAACGTGAAGCCATACCGGAAATCGGTCAAAGCGGAAAAACAGCTTGACCGCGCCAACCTCGGCTACTTACAGAAAAAGGCCGCGCGGGACGATCCGCAGCCCTCCGGTAATCCTTTGACCCACTGGCGGCA